TTTATTTTAAAACCTTTTAATAAAAATGCTTTTTCTATAAATTCTCTAACTGAATGAAATTCATTTGTTGATAAAACATAATCTTTAGGTTCATCAGCTTGGAGCATTTTCCACATTCCTTCAACAAAATCTTGTGCATGACCCCAATCTCGTTTAGCATCTAAGTTTCCAATAACTAGTTTATCTGTTTTACCTTTTATAATATCATTTAATCCTCTTGTTATTTTCCTTGTTACAAATGTAGGTCCTCTTCTTGGAGATTCATGATTAAATAAAATACCATTACAAGCAAACATACCATACGATTCTCTATAATTTTTAGTTATCCAATAACCATATAACTTTGCTACCCCATAAGGCGATCTTGGATAAAATTGTGTTGATTCTTTTTGAGGAACTTCTTGAACTAATCCATAAAGTTCAGAAGTTGATGCTTGATAAAATCTAATTTTATCTTGTATTCCTGAAAATCGAATTGCCTCTAATAATCTTAATACACCAAGTCCATCTGTATTAGCTGTATATTCTGGCATCTCAAATGATACTTTTACATGACTCATTGCTCCTAAATTATAAATTTCTAATCTATCTAAATTATCATTGTCATTCTTAATCTCATTTATAATATTTATAATATTACTACTATCTGTTAAATCACCATACCTTAACTTTAAATTAGGATTATCATACAAGTGATCTATTCTTTTAGTATTAATATCCGACGCACGCCTTATAATACCATATATTAAATAATCTTTCTTTAATAACAATTCTGTTAGGTAAGACCCATCTTGTCCAGTTATTCCTGTTATTAATGCAATTTTCATTAATAATAATTAGAATTTTTATTATTAATGGTAAATAATTAAATAAATTCTTTAGTGTAAATAATTAAATAAATTCTTTAGTGTAAATAATTAAATAAATTCTTTAGTGTAAATAATTAAATAAATTCTTTAGTGTAAATAATTAAATAAATTCTTTGTCTTTTAAATATTCGATAATCTGATTTACATTTTCTTCTATAGTATTATTACTTTTCAAATTAATTTCTGCATTTTCAGGTCTATCAAATCTTGACGATATTCCTGTAAATTCTTTCAATAAACCTTCTCTAGCTAGTTTATAAAATCCTTTTACATCTCGTTTTTCACATTCCTCAATATCTGTATCTACAAATATCTCTATATAATGACCTTCATTAGAGATTTTATTTCTATTATACTCTCTATCCTCCTTAAATGGTGCAATATTAGCTGCTACTGCAATACCTCCATGTTTTGTTGTTTCAGCACATACAAAACCAATTCTTCTTACATTTATAGATCTGTCTTTCTCATTAAATCCTAACCCTTGACTTAAATTTAACCTCACTATATCACCATCATAATACGAAATACTTCTATTTGTTAACTCTTTTAATCTAGATATTACAAAATTTGCTAATGTACTCTTACCACTACCTGATAATCCAACAAAATATAACGTAAAACCTTGCTCCTTTATACTCCTATATGATCTCTTTAACTCTTCCTCTATTAACGGGAATGTAAACCAATCTGGGATTTTCTCATTATTTTTTAACATACGTCTTTGTTCTGTTCCTGAAATTTTCATTACTATATATTTTTCTTCATCAACTTCATCTATAGACATATACTTGCCTTTCATAACATCTTTTTCATTCTTTTCTAAAGCATATACTATCATTTTTGAAATTATAGGAATAATTCCAATTTCTTCAGCGTGTTTTAACAATAAATTTTGTGCATCATATGGACCATAAAAATCACTACCATCTTGCTTTTTATAAGATGGACCTGCATGATCTCTACCTACAACAAAATGAGTACATCCATAATTCTTTCTAATTTGTGCATGCCATACTGCTTCTCGTGGACCTGCCATTCTCATACTTAATGGTAATAAACCTAATAATACATCATCTTTATCATAATAATTTAATAATTTCTTATAACATTTAACTCGAGTATGATAATTAATGTCACAATCTTGAGTTATTCCTACAACTGGATTTAAAAATAATCTTGAATCAGGACCAGCTACATTCAAAGCATACTTTGTTAACTCATAATGTGATCTATGCATAGGATTCCTAGTTTGAAATCCAACTATTTTACTCCAACCATTCTTTCTAAAGTACTCTATTGTTTCTTTGGGACTTAACCTATTTTCTATAAAGTCATAATGTGGTGGTAACTTCCATAACTCTATTTTACCACCTATATAATATATTCTACCATTTTTATGATTATCATTTAAAATTTTTACATATGGATGATTTAAATCATAACTACCATACACACTTTCACACTCTTTTTTTAAATCATACTCATATATACAACCTTCATTCTTTATATTCATTAACCCTAATGGTAAACCAGTTTCATGTTTCAAAACTACATAATCACTGTGTTTCAACTCATTCATTTTCTTTTCATTTATTGATAATGTTATAGGCATCGTCCATAATTTACCATTCTTTAATCTCATATTATTTACACAACCTAAATAATCATCTCGTCTCATAAAACCATCTAAAGGTCTAAATCCACCATTAACTATTAACTCGAAGTCACATAACTCTCTACTATTTAATGTTATATAATTATATTTTAAACTCTCTAACTCTAACTTTCTTTTCATTAATGTAATATACATTTTTTATATTATATGGATTAAATTTTACAATAATTACTAATATTAAAATCACCAAGATCATTCATTATAACACTATTTACCAACATAACACCACTTATTAATAAAATTAATGATACTATAAAAATTAAGATTGATTGCCTTTTTAACCTATTCAAAATTAAATCTGATAATTTTAAACCTACTAAAGATCCTAACATACTCATAATTGATAATAATATTCCATAATTTAAATTTAATCTTCCTACTAATAAATAATTTAATGTTGATATTAAAGATGAAAAAAATGTTGTTATTGATCCTGTTGCTATAACGACTTCTGGAATCATTCCTACTTGAATCATAATAGGTGTTATTAACATACCTCCACCAATACCCATGTAAGTTGATAATATACCTGTTAATGATGCTATAATAATAAATTTAGTTATATTAGCATTATTCCATATAATATCTCCTTCTAAAAAAATATAATTATTTAATCTTTTTCTTTCATAATCTTTTTTTATATATAAAATAATAAAATAACTAATTACTCCTACTACTAAAAATTGAGATATTATATTACAAATATTAATTAAACTACATTTATCATGAAAACTTCGTAATATACAAAATACAGATATTACAACTATTGTAAAAAATATTATTAATGTTTTCTTAATTTTATCTGATAAACTATCCCCTGTTCCATTACTAAATTTATATTCCTCTAACTTATTTACATTAAAATACTCTCCTATTCCATCTATTATAACCAATTCTAAATTATTTGAATCTAAATACTCATTCTCTTTTAAAAATGTCTTGATAGCTTTAACTATAGATTTATAAAACGTTAATCCTAATATTAAAATTATAACACCTAATGTAATTGAATTAGGCATTACCTCTGATAAAATTACACCTAAAAATGAAAAATTACCATCAAATGGCACAATCAATAAAATTGGCATCATATCTATTAAATAACGCTTATTATTCATCGGATGCTTCCTTAAATATAAATTAAATATTCTAACTAAAGTATCACCTAATATAGTTATTACTGACAAAGGAATCGCCTCATCTAATGAAAATTCACCTACAAATATATAAGTTGGTATTAATAATCCACCCCCTCCTACTCCACCAATTGTTGTAATAACACTAATTAAAAAAACTAATATACTTAAAATAATATCATTACCCAAATTAACAAAAATTTCTTTCATATATATTTATTTAATTAAACTTTTATGTTATTTTTACAAATTTTTTATATTTATAAAATTAATGAAAATTGGTATAATTGGCTTAGGTTTTGTTGGTAATGCTATTCAACAAAGCTTTAATATATTCAACATTAATACTATTACCTACGATAAATATAAAAATATAGGAAATTTTAAACAATGTCTTGATACAAACTTACTCTTTCTTGCATTACCTACATTATTTAACGAAAGTATACAAGAATTTGATAAATCTGAAATTATTCAAACATGTACACTTTTACAAAATAATAATTATAAAGGTTTAGTTATTATAAAATCTACAGTTGAACCAGAAACTACAAAAAAATTATCTAATCAATTTAAAAATTTAAAAATATTACATAATCCTGAATTCCTTACAGCTAGAACTGCTTTTGAAGACTTTCATAATCAAAAACATATTATTATAGGTAAAGGACCTAATTGTACTAATAACGATGTTCAAGTTTTACAAGATTTCTTCAAAACTTATTATACTAATGCTCATATTACTATATGTACATCAGAAGAATCAGAATCTACAAAATTATTCTTGAACTCATTTTATGCTACTAAAGTACAATTCTTTACTGAATTATATTCACTTTGTAACAAAAATAATACTAACTTTGATAATATAAAAAATATAATGTTAAAAAATAATTGGATTAATCCCATGCACACTAATATACCTGGTCCTGATGGTAATATTAGTTTTGGTGGGTTTTGTTTTCCTAAAGATACTAAAGCACTAAATTCTTATATGAAAAAATACAATTCTGATAATAAAGTTTTACAATCCTGTATTGATGAAAGAGAAACTATGAGATCCGACTAATCTATCATAAATACCTTTATATTTATTTAAATCATGATTTAAATTTTCTTTATAACATAAATATTTGAATTTCTCTTCATAATTTTTTTTATTGTCATTAAATTTTATAATAGAATTATTCTTTTCATAAAAAATAATTCTATTTACTGGATTTTCATTTTTTGCACCATGATTAACCTCATAATCTTTACATAATAAATTACTACCAAATAATTCTTTTCCAATTTTTATTTCATCATTATTTTGAAATGGATTTCCATATATTTTATATGTACATTTATAAATATTGAAACTATCATCAGTTAATTTACAAAAACTATCTATATCAAAATTATTTATAAAAATATTCTTAATTTTATACTCATTTTGACTTAATAATTCCAAATATGATAACTCCCATTTCTTAACTTCCAAATTCTGATAAATATTATAATGATTATAAAATCTTCTTTCAAATAACTTATCTATTTCTTCTTTTAACTCACTTGAATAACATAATTCATATGAATCATTTAAATTTAGTATTCTTAATCCACTAATTATACCTTCATAATTTAAATATCTTACACTACTATCATAATAATAAGTATCCCTAATCAAATAATCTAACTTATCTAAATCTATCTTAGATTCCTTATTATTTAATAATTCTATTATACACCTATTTCTATCAAATTTATTTCTTATATTTCCTAAAATCATATCTTCTATAAATTGAACATCGTCTTCACTAAAATATAATTCTAAATCTTTATCATCATGTACTATTTTTTTAAATATTTCTACTGATCTTGTCTCATGTTCATAAATTTTTTTCTTATCATAAAAAATTTTTCCTACATATGTATCAAACAAATGAGATTGAGGACCATGACCTATATCATGCAATAAACCTGCTATAGTTACTAATATAATTAATTTATCATCCAAATTTAAATGTTGTGCAGCAAATTTACATAAATGAGCCACACCAATTGAATGCTCAAATCTTGTATGAGTAAGATTAGCAAAAACTTTATATGATATACCTAATTGTTTTATATTTCTCAATCTCTGAAAATACTTATGTTTTATAATTTTATCACTTATTTCATCTAACTGAATATTCCCATAAATGGGATCGTTGTAAGTTTTTAAAAGTCTCATTGATTTTTTTTTGTTTGATATAATTAACATAATAAATTCTAAAAATATTTAAATATATTAAAATTCAATTTTTTTATATAAAATAACTGAAAATATTATAAAAATGAACCAATATACCTTTTTATATCATACTCATATATTAATATTTTTCCACCAAATGTTGTATTATTTGTATTTTTCATTAAAATTAAATTATCTAAATCTTTTTTTCTTTTATCTTTTAATTCTAACTCATAATTTTTTAATACATCTAAAATATCATTATTATACGCTTTATACTCTTTTAACTTTTTATAACTTAAATAACTACCATTACTTAAAAGTACCTCAACTAAAATTTTATAATTATTTAAAATGGCAATATCTAATCCACTTTTACCATCTTCTCTTACACAATTGATATTATAACCTTCATTAATTAATAATCTTACTATACCTATAAGATTATTATCACAAGATTCAAATAATAAATAATTCTTATCTAATATATTCTCTTTTAATACCTTTTTACCAAATTTTATTAATTTACCAGTACAACATTTATTTACTATCTTCAATAATAATGTTTTTAACTCCTCTTCTGACCGTTTTAATAAAATTATTATTTTAAGATAATTTTCTAATTCATCATAATTTTTAGTACATAATAAATAATTATTATACGTATATATTATTCTTGAAAACTTATCTAATATATAATCTAAACCTCTCTTACCGTTATTATCTAATAAATGTATATCTACTTTGTCTTTTACAAAATTTATTAAATCTAATTTATCTGAAATACATAATGCACTACTACAAATATTTATTAAAATATTTTGATTATTATTATCCAAAATATCAAAATCCATTTTTGATAATAATAATTTACTAATATCTAATTTAGGTTTTGAAGTGTAAATATATAATGTAAATGCTGTATATCTTTCGTTAACTATTGTATTTACATTTACATTATAATCTATTAATAATCTTACTAGGTCAAAATTATTATTTTTACATGCAGCAATTAAAAAAGTATGCTCTGAATTTAAATATACTAGACTATTATTAATATTTAATACTATCACATTATTCTCAAAATAATTTAAATTAATATTACCTCTACTAAGAATTAATTTACATAAATTATACATATTATAACTAATTCCTAAAAATAATAATTTTTCATTAGATATATTATTATAACCCCTTAATATTAATAAATTTATCATACTCTCATAACCTTCCTTTATACAATTATTAATACAAGTTTCACTTATTGTGTCTACTTTTACACCGTTATCTAATAATAATTCTACAATTTCAATATTATTCTTATTTACCGCATGCATTAATGCATTAAAATCTGTTAAATCTTTTTTATTTAAATTAACTTTATTACTAATTAATAATTTGACTATATCAATACGATTTGAAATACAACTATACATTAAAGCTGTCATATTTTTTAAATTTAAATCATCTTTTATTTTATTATTTTTCTCTAATAATAACTTGACTATTTCTATATGTCCATAACTACAAGCTAACATAAATCCACTTTGTCCATTATTATTTAAATAATTTGTTTTTACTTTATTATCTAATAATAGTTTTAAAATATTAATATGACCAAATCTACATGCATCTATAAATCCACTATTTAAATTGATTTTTACACCTAATTTAATTAATGTTTTTAACTCTTCTACATAACCCATCCTACAACATAAAGTTACAGAATTAAAACCATAAATATCCGTATAATTTATATCCATATTAGATTTACTTAAAATATACTTTATAACATCTCTACTATTATTTTTCAAACATAATATTAACGGTGTTTCATTATTTTTGTTTCTTACTCTCATATTCCTCTCCCTTAACAATAATTTTACAATTTCTAAATTACCATACATACACGCATATAATAACGCACAATTACCATCAATATCTTTGTGATAAATACCAGGATTATTATTACTTTTTAACAATAATTTCACAATATCAAACTTTTTATTGGACAACGCTTCCATTAATGGTGTAGTTCTTTTACTCGTTATATGATTCTTGTAATTATGCCTTTTTTCAACACTTAATAATAATTTTACAATTTCTAAATCTCCTTTTTGTATCGCATATATTAATGGTGTAATATTACCATACTTTTCTATTTCTAAATCTGCTCCCTTCTTTATTAATAATTTACATATTTGTTTTTGATATGATATATCATCCATATGAAATAAACCTACTGTTATCGGCGTTAATCCATTCCTATTTTTACAATTAATATCAATTTTATCATTACTCAATAATAATTTAGTAAACTTATAAAAACCTGATTTAATCGATTTTATTAATAAAGTATTTTGATAACTGTCAGTATAATTAACATTCACACCTTCACTTACTAACCTATCATACTTCATTTTTAATTTATGAAAAGATTGCTTCTCATCTAATAATCTTAATAAATCTAAACCACTCATTATATTTTATTATTATTTGTTTATATTTAAGTTATAATTATTTCACAATAAAAAAAAAAATTATTTCAATTTTTTATAACTAAATATTCTCTCCGATGTCTTAACCCTGTATTCATACTCACTTAAATTATACATACTAAACTTTCTCGAACTATCCATATTATATACATACGTTACCCACTCTATCGCCTTATACCTCTTATCCACTTTTTCAATCGCCCATAAAAATTCAGCTATATCCGTACAAGATCTCATCCAATTTCCATCACAATCTTTTAAATAATCCTCCGGTATATCCTTATACAAATAACCATAACCCGTCCTTAACGGAATACCAAACCAACCCCTCCTATCTCTAAACTTACATCCATCCTTAATATCATCCCTATAATCCATAACCTTTCGCACAACACCCTCCAATCCATTCTTATACTCACAATACGAACCAAATGTTAATAAAATATCATTCTTACTATACTCCTCATTTAATTTAAATAATACATTGTTATCATATAACCAATCATCCCCATCCAAAAAACATACTATCTCATCTTCATCCACTAACTGATACCCTACATACCTATTATACGATTCACTCATATTAACTTCATTCCTTATTAATGATACTTTATTACATAAATTATTCTTTTTTACATAATCATTAACTAAATTATAAGTATTATCAGATGAATTATCATCAATATATATTATTCTCCATAATTTATATGTTTGATTTAATACACTATCTAAGTTTCTTTTAACATAAAAAGCGTTATTATAAGAAGTAATAATAAAAACAAAAGTTTTATTATTGCCTTCAATAATCCTAGATATATCTTTAATACTTATTTTATCTAAGTTAAAATTGTTAATCATTCTCAAACTAATTTTATTATCATAAACTTTTTTATAAATATCATAATAAAATAAATCTAGATAAACTGGATCATTATCTTTTAAATTAGATATCACTAAACTAGGTTTTATTACACGATAACTTATATTATTCTTTACTATAAAATCCCATAAATTATGTGACTTTTCTTTTACAAATTTCTTTAAAAAAGAAATCTTATATATAATATTTGTTACTAAGTTTCCTGTTTTCCCTAAATAAATAATATCTTTATCTAAATCTAATTTATATTTATCAATATCTTTATTAAAAATAATGCTATCTTCTAAAATAACTACATACTCTTCATCATTATAACCACTCAATAAAATTTTATTTAATAAATCATTATATCCAAAATTATAAATTTCATAATTATATATACCTAATCTATCTAACTTGTATTCAACTAATTTACTTCTATCTAATCTATCTTTATTATTTAATACATATATTTTACTAATTTTATTAAAAATAATACACTTCTTACTAAAATTACTGTAAAAGTTATTTTTCTCTATTATACCATTTATATAAATATTATTAATCATTAATTTACATAATTCATTTCGTAAATTTTTATCTAATACTATTACACCCTCTATATTAGTTAATAAACATTCATATAAATTTAATAAATCTAATTCTTTGACTAAATACCATTTTTTACCTTGATGATTTTTTATTTTATCTAAATCTACTTTATCAAATAATGTATTACTACTATTCTCAATATAATTTTTACTAAATATCTGCTCTATTTTATTTAACTTTAGAAAATCATTCAAATTAAAATTTTTATCTAAATTATCAAATGTATCTTTATAAATTTTATTTTTACTTAACTCTATTATTAAGTTTTTATTATTCTCTTCTAATAATTTAGCCATATATGATTTATCCATTTTAAAATACTTTACATCTTTATAATTTTTGTAAACTTTTTCATTTGTAGTTATTATTTTATTATTATTTTCAATATTATAAATATCATCCTCAATTAAAATATAATTATTATTATCTCTTAACACATTAATATCCATTTTTACTTTAGAATTATTCACAAAATACCTTAAATAATGATTATCCTCTATTATACCAATATTACCCCTGACAAAATTTATTAAATCTATGTTTATTAAATATTTAATATCATTATTAACTATATTCTTTAAATAAATATCCCTTATAGAATCTTTTTTACTTCTAGTATACGATGATGATAAATTATTAGTAGTATATGGATTACATAAATATAATATTTCATTTAACTTATACACTTTGTCTAATTTATTGTAATTTATTAAATAATGAGTATGCTCTTTACTAAGTTTATTAAACGTTTTATAATAATATCTATCTATAAATTCTTGATCCATACTATGAGGATAATAATCACTATATAAACCAACCTTATCTAATACTTCCCTTCTCATTAATAATGTTATTAAGCCTAAATACCCTTTTCTTTCCTCTTTTTTTATAGAACTACTAAAATCATTTATTATAAAATTGCATTTTAATATATTACAAAATATCATATCTAAATTTTTATTCTCTAGTAAATATTTCATTTGTTTCTCTATTCTAAAAAGACTACTAATATCATCTGCATCTTGGAATCCTATAAACTTACCTTTTGATAATAATAAACCAATGTTTTTCGCAAAATAACAACCATAATTCTTATTTAAACTAACTACCCTCACATTAAATAATTCTTTATATAATATAATTGTGTCTAAGGAACGATCTGTTGAACCATCATCAACTATAATTAATTCTATTGTTTTATACGTTTGATTTAATATACTCTCTATAGAATCTTTAATTAAACTTTCTGAATTATAATTAGTTAATATAATCGACACTAAAATATTACTATTCGCTATATAATCGAAATTTTCTAAATACCATTTAAACTTGTTCGAATATTCAATCATATTTCTACTAGTTGATATATCACTACTAGACAGATCAGCAATCACTATATTCGGATAACTGATATAACACTCTTCCTTATACTTTATATAAATACTTCTTACTGGACCACTATCAAAAGATATATTATATTTAAGACAATCATCTAATAACTCATCATATAATGTTTCATCAATTCCTATAGCAAAAGATCCATCCGTAAATTCAATTGGATGATAATAGTTATCATTGATTACTATATTTTTCCAAATATGCTGACTAACTCCTAAACTAATAATCTTAAAATTTTCTATTTTACTAAAAAATTTATTAACTTTAATTTCAAAATCATTGTCAAATATAACATCATCATCAAAAACCATAATTTTTTTATAAGATTTCTCTTTAGCAAGATATAATATATTAATCCAAGTTTGTAAATAACCATATGCGCCTAGAGAAGGAATCATTTTCTTTTTTCTCTCTTGTTCATACTTATGCGATCCCTCCCAATCAAAAGGTTTGTTTTTATAATCATTAAATGCTTTAATTATCTCTTTATTTTCATAACCATTAACTGCATTAAAAAATTTAAAACTAATATTTAATTTTTTGAATTTATCTATAATATTATTTCTCTTATATATATCTTTTTCTAAATTAATAACAAATATCTCATCAAATATAACATTTAATGTTGACATATATATGAATATACTTATTTTATTTACTAAATCTACTAGTTTAAACTATAATAAATACTTAATTATTGAAGCATTTAAAAGACATAATCATTTAATTAATGCTTCTTTTTATGAAATTGATGATATTAATCACTTTTTAACTAATTTTAATATAAATAAATATAAAAATTATACTTTCTGGATGCATCAAAAAATTGGAAGCTATTTACTAACTATTCCTGAGAAAGTTAAATTAATTAAACTTAATAATATTAAAACTATATTTTGGATGGATGATTTACATTTTCCTTGTACAGAAGAAGATCGTTATAATTTAAATTTAATTTATAAAGATGAAAGATACATCAATTGCGATTTAATAGTTAGTCCCTCTATAGATTATTTTAAAAATATTAATTGTATGTTCATTTACAAAAGTAAATTCTTATTCTACTTTTTCGATGAAAAATTAATTGATAAATATAATCCAAAATATGATTACTTATATAGAAAAAATAAAATCCTTTTATCTGGAAAAATTAATGAATTATCTTATCCATCTAGAAAATTAATATATACTAATTATACAAAAAATAAAGATTTATACGACTACTTACAACATCCAGGATACAATAACTTTAGACATAATATAATACACGAAAATTACTATGATAAATTGAGTGAATATAAAATATGTATTCTCGGTTTAGCTAATAAACCAGTTGATTTTTTACTAGCTAAAGTTATCGAAATTTTAGGAACAGGATCATTAGGACTTTTTCAAAAAAGTGATTTGTATTATAAAAGATTGGGACTTATAAAAAATAAACATTATATTGAAATAGATATAGTTAATGATAAATTAGTTTTAGATAATGATAAATACAAAACGTTATTTTACAATCCTAATTGTATGAAAATTGCTCAAAATGGATATGATTATGTTAAAGAAAATTTTAATTCACTAACTTTTATAAATAAAGTTATTAAAATTATTAATTAAAAAATTATTTTAATTTTATATTTATATGAATAAATATATTATTACTTTAGGAATAATTATAATATTCTTGAATGAAAAAAAAACTATGAAAGAAAAAATATTATTATCTATAATTTTATTATTATCACTAAATTATACAAATAAAAATAAATCAACCTTAAATAATAAAACATTTTATATTGATAATATTTCTTCTAATAATTTATCTGAAACTTTAGAATTTATATTATTAAAAAGAAATTGGCAAAAAGTAGATAAAAATAATAATAAAATTGGTTTTGTTTATTCTAATAATGACTCTATCTTAAATTCTGAAATGTGTTACAAAATCTTTACTCAAAATTCTGATATTCTTAAAAATAAAATTTACTTTGATAATTATTTCAAAAATACTGAATTTAATCTTAACTATAATATTTATTCTAAAGAAACACTTATTAAAAATATTAATATTATTTACAATATTCCTAAAAAATATATTATACTTAAAGATCCATTCTCTCATGATAAAAAACAAATATTTATCTTTGACAAAAAAAATAAATCTAATTCTTATAAAAAAAAGATTATACAATACTTATACGACTTTAAATCCAGATACGTTCTAATTGACTCTTTTTATGATTCTATAACCTTTAAAGTACCTGAACTTAATTATAATAACAAAAAAATTAATCATGAAACACCTTTTGGAAGACGATCTATTATAAGATTTTTTATATTTGTACTTATTAGAGAAAATTATATAGAAATATATAAAATTAATAGCCTATTCGTTTATTTAGCTGTATTACCTTCACTAGGCGATATAAAAAAAGAAATTAATAATTTCGGATCCTACATTACAAATAATTATATTTATGAAAAAGATATTCTCTTCAAAGAAAATTTATCTAAAACACAATTGAAAAATATAAACTTATATAAAAAATGTATGAAATCTGTTGACGATGGTTATTATAATGAAATTTATAATAAATTATTTGCTTTGAATAATGACGATTTTAAAAAACAAAAACCAAAAGATTTTAAAATAGTTAATGAAAAAATTAATGATTTTATAAAATTATTTGGAGAAAAATTCAAGGATGAATTAAGTTGTAAAAATATGAAATGTATAAATAGTAATTATAAAGGGTGTTTTAATATTTATGCAGTAGATACCATTTTTACAAAAGATAAAAAATTAAAAGTGTTAGAAATAAGTCCAAATCCAAAAACTATATTATTAAAATCTTATAAAAAAAACAGGAATATTTATAATACAATTAATATATTTAATGAAATTTTTAATTTACTTGAATATAATAATAAAAATTTTACTAATATGGAATTAATAACAAAACTTTATAGAAAAGATTATGATAAAACGTATTATATTAGTGAAAATCAAGTTAAATTATATCCTGAAATTATCAATTCTCTTAAAAAAAGAAATTATTTAAGAAATAATTATAAAAAATCAAATAATAAAAATATTAATCTTTATTTAGGATATATTATTAAAAATGAAAATTATGATGAAGAAGATAGAGATTTATATTTTGACTATTTATATAAATATTTAAGTGATTACGATATAACTAATAAAGTTACAGGATCTATATATGAATTAGGTGATAAATCTACTTTATATGATCATCTAAAAAATTCTAACATTATTCCTGATTTTATTAATTTTAAAGTTTTAAAAAATAAAGATAATAATTACTATATAGATACAAAATCACTTTTAGAAATACAATCATTTATCAATTCTAATATTACTACTTGTAGTAGATTTATTCTTAAACCAAGTTCTGGATCACAAGGTAAAGGTATCGAAGTTATTAAATATTATGAACAATTTCTTGATTGGCTTAAAACACCCAAATACGACTTTATTGAATGGTCTATTTCTGAATTTCTTAACCCTAGCACTATCATTTCTAGAAAATTAAACGATAACGAACCACGTAAAAGTCATATTCGAAGCTACTTTATCATTACTAAAAATACTAACAATAATGTCGATATTTATGAACTTAAAAAACGATTACTTTACTTTGCTGTTGATTCTTACATTTCTTCTTGTGTTTCTCTAAACGATGAAAATAAATACTCTTTTATTACAAATTTAGCTTTAGCATCTGAAGAACGTAATACACATTATGATACTAGTAACTATACTGATGACTTATCTAAATATAAAGATCAAATACCTAATTACAACAAAATATCCAAACAAATTACTGAATTTGGTTTAAGATGTATTGATATTATTTCTGAAAATAATATTAATTGTTTTAACGAAAAATGTGATAATTTCAAAGGGTGTTTTCAAATTATTGCTATTGATTATTTATTAATGGAGAAAAATAAATTATTGTTATTAGAAGTTAATAAAGGCCCAGGTTTTAAAGGACTAAAAGTTAATTTTAACTTAGAAGAAATCTTTGATGAAATATTTAGTGTTACAATTGATAAGTTAAATGGTACTACTAGTTATCAAAATTTAGTTTATTTAAACAAGATTAAATAAATATGTTGTTAAAGCATACAATATACCACCCCAGATTGTGTCAACATATGCTATATAAGAATCATATTTTTTAAATATGGCAATATTAGTTCCATCAAATATACCATAAATTGATAATCCTAATAAAAACGCATCTAAAGGTTTTTTATTTTCTCTAATAATAAAATAATACAAAGAAAAAATTATTAAACTATAAGATATTATTGCTCCTTTCATATTTAAAACTAAATTTTCACCTTGAATTTTCTTAACTAGTTTATTAAAAATTGATTTTGTTGTATTTAAATAAATACTATCTAATAATAAAATTATTACACCTAATTTTAATATTTCCATATATTAAATTAACATTTTAATTTAATTTAATATATTATCTAACAATTCTGTTTGAAAGTAATTGTGAAAGTACCCCTTTGCAATATAGATACTAAGTTATCATAACTAGCCCTAAATGCATTTGTTGAACTACTATGCTTAATACCATTTATATATACTATCGCACCACTATTTATCTTAAATACAACTGTATTCGTATCTCCATGATTTACTGTTCCAGTATTCTGTAATGATACATTCTTATTTGTATCCGCTTCTGTATTAGTGTAAGTAACATTAGTAAATGCAGTTGCTGTTATACCACTGTCCTGTTTACTAACCCCGTTTCCACATTCAATTAATGAATAAGTATGACTTTCTGTCGCTGTTAAAGTTAATCCATGTACTAACCCATCATGACCCCAATTAGTCTTTATATAATTATACACTGGATCTCTTATTGTAGTTGTACATAATTCTACATCACCATCATAAATACTAATACCACTATCTTTCGCATCATTCACAATAATATTCTCAAATGAATTATTAGTCTTACTACAACCAACTAAAGTCAATGCACTATACTTGTCTAATGTACCTAAACTATTTAATGTACAAGATTTAATCGTATTACTTCCACCACTTCCATAATTTATTGTTCCTAAACTACTATACTGATCAAATCCATAACTATCACTTGATCCATCACCTGCTAATATTAAAATACCACCTTCAGCATCTGCATCTTGAGTAAATGTTTTATTCTCTGCACTAATTGTTCCTCCTGGTAATACTATTAATAAACTAGATAATGTCATATTACTAGATATTGTTAAACTATCACTTACTCTTAACTCTGGTCTTACTATATTAGAATCACCATTTCTATTAATTAATTTTGCTTTAGTTCCACTATGTTCAAATGTACCTTTTACAAATACATTCACAAAACTAGTTTCAACACCACTTCCTAAATTAATAAATGACTCGTCATGAGAATTATTAATATCAAGAGTCAATGATGTAATTGTTCCTGAATGTGATGAATCAGTTACTACAAACTCTCCTATAGCATCCTTAATTGTAATAGTTGTCACATCTACTGATCCTGATGTTATATGTAATCCTGAACTAGGAGAATTATTATTCGTTAAATTAGTTATAGTATTATTTGTTGATAATGAATCTAATTTTAAATGACCACATGCATTTAATGTCATTCCTGTAAATGTTTTGTTATCATCTTTCAAGGTTACATTACAAATTGCATTTGCTCCTGTTCCTCTTGAAAAAGTTGCACTAGCACAATTTACTGTACCATCAAATCTAATATTACTAAACAAATCATATGTTTCCGCACTAGTTAGCACAAAATTAGTTGTGTTATCTAATACCACATCTGGTATTGTTTTATTAGTATCATAGTTATCTAAACTGAATATACTCAAGTTAGCATCATTAGTTGCACCACTACTAGATTTTACAGTAACTGGACCATTTAATGTACTATTAGTCAATGCATTAGGTCCTAGTTTAAATAAGTTATTATCATTATTATTTACATCAAAAGTAATTGATGAAATAGAACCAGTATGACTATTATCTGAAATTAAATAATCATTAGTTGAGTTTTTAATAGTTACACTAGTAATATTTACACTACCACCATCTATTTTTAATCCATTACTTGGAGAATCATTATTTGTTAAACTAATACTATTTGTATTATCTAAGGAATTTACTATTAAAGAACCGCAGTTATCTAAAGTCATACTTGTAAATACTTTATTATTATTTTCAAATGTTAAATTACAAATTGATTTAGCACCAGTTGCTCTAGATATAGTTGCACTATCACAATTTACTGTTCCTTTGAATGTTGTGTTACTAAATAACTCATAACTTTCTCCAGATACTAGTTTAAATATACTAGGTTCGTCAAAGATAATATCTGGA